TGGACGAACTGGCAAAGCGGGAATTCGCCGACGAGCAGCTGAAGGCCATCCCGCAAGGGTGGCGGCTCGCCAGCGCGATCAAGGGAATGGCCCGGAAGGCTGCGGCGCGGACGCTGCGGCATGCCGGGAGCAAGCTGATGTCGTGGTGCATCGGCAACGTGAAACAGGAACCAAGGGGAGCAAGCGGCGTGGCAATCACCAAGCAGTCCCCGAGCGCGAAGATCGACCCGGTCGCGGCGATGTTCTCCGCAGGGATGTTGATGAGCCTCAATCCTGAGGCGTCGAACGACAATTCGCTCGCGGACTTCATCGCGCAGATGAAGGCGACGGGCTGATGGGTATGTGGAGTTGGGTCGGCTCGACGATCGCGCGCTTCGGGACCGGGGAGTCCGGCAAGCTGAGCGGCGCACCCGAGGATGAGGCGACCCGCAAGGCAATCTCCTATGGGTCGCGGATCGATTCCGCAGGGCAGAACGTAAACCAGAAGACCACCCTCGGCCTCGCCGCTGCCTGGGCGTGCGTTCGGCTCAAGTCCGACGTCGTCGGCTCGATGGGCATGGGCGTCCACGAGAAGGCCGGCGACGGAGGTCGGGTCGATCGCTCGGATCACTGGCTCTACGATCTTGTTCACGAGGAACCGAACCGCGATCAGACGGCGCCGGAATTCTGGGCTGGGCAGGTGGCCGCACTGGATCTCTGGGGTAATGCCTACGCGGAGAAGGAAACGCTCGGGCTGCGTACGACAGCTCTGACACCGCTGGCACCTGACCTTTGCCGCGTGGCGCGCAATTCGAACAACGAGCGGATCTATCGCTATCTCGATCGCGGCAAAATCGAGACGCTGCCGGCTGACAAGATTTTCCATATGCGCGGCCTGACCCTCGGCGGCGACGAAGGGCTATCCGCGATCGAGTTCGGGCGCCGCACGTTCGGCGGCGCAATCGCGGCCAACAAGGTCGCCGCCGACACCTTCCGCAGCGGGCTCCAGTTGGCCGGCTTCATGGACGTCGCGCAGACCAAGCTTTCTGCCGACCAGCGCGCGGATCTGCTCGAAATTTTCGATACCTTCGTGGGCGATGCGATGCGCGGCCGGATCGTGCCGCTGGAAAAGGACTTCAAGTTCCAACCGCTCAAGATGAACCCGATTGACGTTCAGCTCTTGGAATCGCGCGGCTGGGACGTCGAAGAGGTCTGCCGGTGGTTCGGCATGCTGCCCGTCCTGATCGGCCATGCGGCCAAGGGGCAGACGATGTGGGGCAGCGGCATCGAGCAGCTGCTGCTCGGCTGGCAGACCCTCATGCTAAACCCGCTGCTGCGAAACATAGAAACGGCGGTCAAAAAGCAGCTGCTGCCGCGCGCTGACCGCAAGACGATCTACCCCGAGATCAACCGCGAGGCGCTGATGGCGGCCGACAGCGCGGCGCGCGCGGCGCTTTATTCGGCCTTCGGTCAGAATGGCGTGATGACGCGCGGGGAGATGCGGCGGCGCGAAAACCTGCCCTCGCTGCCCGGCGACGACTTCCTGACGGTGCAGTCCAATCTCGTGCCGCTCGATCAGCTCGGGAAGGCGCCCAGCGCTGAGCAGGGCGCCCGCTCTGCGCTGATCAACCTGCTCGGTGGCGACATCGATGCGATCATTGACGCCCGGCTCAAGGCTCTTCCGACGAGCATTGGCCCGGCTGACTTCGGAGACTGAACATGATCCAGCTCGGCGAGTTCGGCCGCAAGCATAGCGGCGCCCTGAAGGTCCGCGACTTCGATTTCGAGATCAAAGCCGTCAACGACGACGGCAGCTTCAACGGGTACGGCTCGGTCTGGGACGTGGTGGACAGCTATCAGGAAGTCGTCGCGAAGGGCGCCTTCACCGAGAGCCTCGCCGAGATCCAGGCAAAGGGCCGCCCTGTGCCGATCCTGTGGCAGCATCGCTCCAGCGAGCCGATCGGCGCCTGGTCGAACCTGCGCGAAGACGATCACGGCCTGTTCGGTGACGGGCAGATCCTGCTCGAAGCTGGCGCGATGGAAAAGCGCGCCTACGCCCATATGAAGGCGCGCACCGTCACCGGCCTGTCGATCGGCTATTGGGTGCGCGAGAGCAGCTACGACGAAAAGACCGGCATCCGCACGCTGACCAAGCTCGACTTGGTCGAGATCAGCCTGGTGACCTTCCCGGCCAATGATGACGCTCGCGTCGAGGCAGTGAAATTCAAGCTCGCGCATGGCGAGCTGCCCACGGAACGAGAATTTGGGAAGTACCTGCGGGAGGCAGGGTTCTCGAAGACGCGCGCGACATTCCTCGCGGGCGCAATCGACGAGCTGCGTCGGAAGGAGTCCGACAGCGAGGCGACCACCCCGAGCCTGAAGGCTCTTTCGGACACTCTGGCCGGCTTCTCGCTGAAGTCCGCCTAAGGAGACCCACCATGAAGACCAATGCCATGCTGGTCGCTGCGGCGGCTTGCGAAGTCGCGCGCGAAATTGCCGCGATCCCCGAGTTCGGCCGGAAGGACGGCGGCGCCGATCCGGCCACGCTCGAACAGCGCCTCGCCCATGCGCTGGAAGAGGTGAAGGGCTTCGCCATCGAGTTCAAGACGAAGAATGAGTCTGGCGAAAAGGTATCGACCGAGACCAAGGAAAAGGCCGACAAGGCGCTCGTCGAGCTGACCGAGATCCGCGGCGAGGTGACCGAACTTTCGCAGAAGCTCGCGCAGTTCAAGAGCGGGCGCGGCGGCGACGACGAAGCGGCGCTCAAGTCGCTCGGTTTCGAAGTTGCCAACCACCCCGACATCAAGACCTTCGCCGAGGGTGGATCGAAGGGCACCGTGGGGATTACCGTCAAGGCGGTGACCAGCGGCAGCGGCTCGGCAGGCCCGCTGATCGTGCCGGATCGCCAGCCCGGCATCGTCGGCCTGCAGCGTCCCCAGCTGCGCGTGCGCGATCTGCTCACGCCGGGACGCACCACCGGCAACGCGATCGAATATGCGCGGCAGCTGGCGCGCACGAATAACGCCGCCCCGGTGGCGGAAACTGCTCAGAAGCCCGAGTCTGACTACACTTGGGAAGTCGACACGGCGCCGGTTCGCACGATCGCGCACTGGGTTCCGGTTTCGCGCCAGGCAATGGACGATGTGCCGCAGCTGGAAAGCCTGATCGACGGCGAGCTTCGCTGGGGCCTGGACGATGTGGAAGACGGCGAGCTGTTGCTCGGCGACGGCACCGGCCAGCATCTCGAAGGGCTCTACACGCAGGCAACCGCCTATGCGGCACCCCTCGCTATCGCCAACCCGACCCGGATCGACCAGATGCGCCTCGCGATCCTGCAGGTCGAACTGGCCGACTATGCTCCGGACGGCATCGTGATGCACCCGAGCGCGTGGGCCGGCATCGAGCTGACCAAGGATGCGGCAGGCGGCTATATCTTCGCCAACCCGCAGGGTATTGCCGGCTCGGTCCTCTGGGGCCGTCCGGTCGTGCCGACCAAGCGGATCGGCGCGGGCAACTTCCTGACCGGTGCGTTCAAGCTCGCCGCGCAGATCTTCGATCGGATGGACACCGAAGTCCGCATCTCCGACCAGGACCGCGACAACTTCATCAAGAACATGCTCACCGTCCGCGCGGAGAAGCGCCTCGCGCTCGTCGTGCGCCGGCCTGGTGCGCTGGTGAAGGGCGCTCTGGTCGCGCTTCCCGCCTGATCTCGATCATCACTTCCGGGCGCCCTTCGGGGCGTCCGGGCCTCTTCCATCGGCCGTGCGCGACCGATCGGAGAAGCCTTGAGGAGACCATCATGAAGAATGCCTTGGTTATCGAACATCACCTGGGTGACAGCGGCAATGTCACCGAGGGCATGATCCTCGTCGATATCAGCGACAAGCGCTTCAACGCGCTGGAGAAGAAGGGGCTCGTCCGCGAGGCCACGCCCGAAGAAGTCAAGAACGGCCACCAGCATGCCTTCGTCGCCGAGGCCGATCGCGACGATGACGACCACGTCGACCCCGTGCTCGCTGCCCGTCTCGAAGTGATCGGCGAAGCCGAGCGCCGCTTCGCCGACATGCGCGACGAGCACGCCAAGGCGCTGCAGGCGCAGGGCGACCGCGTCACCCACCTCGAACAGCAGCTCGACGATGCTCGTCGCGAGGCCGGCGAGCTATCGACCGCGCGTGCAGAGGCCGAGAAGCAGCTGGAAGAAGCTCGCTCGGAAATCGATAAGCTGCGCGGCGATCTCGCCAATGCCACCGAGAAGCTGGAAAAGCAGCAGCAGGCGCCGGCAAACAAGAAGGCGGTCGATCCCGCCAACAAGGGCGCCTGAACGTGGCCCGCTCTGCACAGCGCTCGCGCGGCTTCATGTGCGCCCCGGCCTTCACTGCGGCGCCCTCGATCACCGGCACCGCGCAGAGCGGGCAACTGCTCACCGGCGCGTCTGGCACCGTCGTGCGGGGCACCGTGACGGGGCGCCAGTGGCGTCGGGACGGCGTCGCGATCGGCGGTGCGATCAATGCCACCTATGTCCTGCAGGCGGCCGACGTCGGAAAGCGCATCACGTTCGCGGTTACCGCGACAAATGGCTTGAACGCCGCGAACAAGGTCACTGCGGTCTCGGCGCCGACTGCTCTGGTCACCGCCTGATGCGCGTCGTCGTCGTCACGCCTCCCGAGCCCTTGGTGGCTTGGGAGGCGGCAGCGCAGCATCTGAAGCTGGACGATGACGCTGCGGATCAGGCGTACGTGGAAGGACTGATCGCGGCGGTGGCCGCACATCTCGACGGCCCTGACGCGTGGCTCGGCCGCGCGATCGGCGTGCAGACGCTTGAAGCCCGGTTCGACCTGTTCACCTGCGCGAGCCGTGTGAAGCTGCCGTTCCCGCCAGTGATCGAGCTGGTCTCGATCCAGTATCTGGATGGCCAGGACGTTCTGCAGACCGCCGATCTTGGGGACTTCGAGGTCCTCGGGCGGGAGCTGGTGTCCGCTGGATCTTCCTTCGCCTGGGAAGGCGGCTCGTTGCGCCGGGAAGCGGTTCGCGTGCGGTATCAGGCGGGGTACGAGACCCTGCCGGCGCCGATCAAGGCAGCGATTCTGCTGATGGTGGGCGACCTCTACGCCAATCGCGAGACCACGATCGCGGGCGGCAGCGTCACGCCGGTGCCGATGTCGCTTACTGTCGAGTCACTTCTGGCGCCGTACCGGGTGTTCGCCTGATGGGTCTCTCGCGCGGAAAGCTGGATCGGCGCATCCGGATCGAGCGAGCAACGCTCACGACGGATGGATCGGGAGCGGAGATCCCGGCGTGGAGTGAGCTGAAGACGGTATGGGCGCAACGGCTCACGCAGCGGCCAGTAGAGGCTTGGCGTGCGGGAGGCACAGCTGCGACGCTCGAAGCTGCCTGGATCGTCGGCTGGAGCCCCACGACGGCGTCGGTCACTTCGGAGGACCGCATCGTCGCCGACGGGAAGACCTTTGTCATCCTTGGCGTCACGGAAGTCGGTCGTCGGGACGGCATTCAGATCGTCGGAGTCGCTGGGACCGATGTCGCATGATCGACGAGGTTGAGGGCCTCGCGGATCTCGATCGCGCGCTTGGGGAGTTGCCGAAGGCGACGGCACGCGCAGCGCTGCGGCGGGCAGGGCTGGCAGCGCTGGTGCCGTTCGTCGAGCGTGTCCGGTCGATGGCGCCGGTGGATGCCGATCCGCAGAGCAGCCCGAAGCGCCCGCCCGGCACGCTGCGCGACAGCTACATCGCCGGCACTAAGCTGAACAAGTCGCAGGCTCGAACGGCGAGGCGCGAAGGCAGGAGCTTTGTCGAGGTCTATGCCGGCACGAACGATGCTGCGGGCGCCCAGACCGAGTTTGGCAACGCGCATCAGGCAGCGCAGCCGCACGCGCGGCCGGCCTGGGATGCCAGCCAGGGCGACGTGATCGAAGGCGTCGGCCGCAACCTGTTCGTCGAAATCGTCAAGTCTGCCGCGCGGCTCGCGCGGAGAGCCGCGAGGGGGCGATAAAATTGGAAGAGGCACTTCGCTTGAAGCTGTTGGGCAATACGGCATTGGCCGCGCTCGTGCACTCGATCGCATGGGTCGAGCGGCCCCAAGGCAAGACTTCGGTGCTCACGCTGCAGCTGATCACGCCGGATCGGCAATACACTCACAGCGGCGCTCAGCGGCTCGCACTCCCGCGCGTCCAGATCGATAGCTGGGGGCAGAGCGTGGAGGAGGTCTGGGCGATCTCGCGCGCCGTCATCCCGGTAATGGAAGCCGAGGCCGAGCTGCTGGCCGGCTGGCGCATCGGGCCGGCGTTCCTCGATGCCGATCGCGACATGGACCCTGAGACCGTCGGGGCGACGAAATTCTATCGGCGCACGCAAGACTGGTTCGTAACCACCAGGCCGGTGGCCTGAGATTTGATAGGGAGTTGGCAATGGCAGATGTGACGATTGGCTACGGCGCGACCGTGGCCTTCAAGATCGGTGCGGGTGCAGCGGTAGAGTTGGCGGAGGTGATCTCCCTCGGCCTTCCGAACCCGCAGCAGGGCGACGTGCTGGCGACGCACTTCAAGAGTCCCGGTCGGGCGAACGAATATATTCCGGGGTTGATCGAGAATGGCGAGATCCCGGTCGGCATCAACTATGATGCGGGCTCTACTGACGACGCCCTGGTCAACTCGGCAATGGCCGAGACCTCGCCGATCGAAGTGATCATCACGATCCCGACTAGCTCCGGCGCAGAGCAAAAGTTCACGTTCCCCGGCATCGTCAAGGGATATGAGAAGACGATCCCGCTCGAAGATCGCCAGACCGCCATCATCACCATTCGCGTCGCCGGCGCGGTGGTTCAGGCGGCGGTGGCCTGATGGTCGCCGTGAACCCTCTGCGCGGTGAGGCGTCGCTCGACGGCGGGGTACGGGGTCCGCTCAAGCTGTGCTTCGACGCCAACGCCTTCTGCTATGCCGAGGAGCGCCTCGGCAAGTCGACCGACGAGATCGTCGAAATGGTGTCGATGGAATTCGCGAGCTGGGACAAGAAGGCGCTCGCAGCGGGCGCGACGCCGAAGATCAATGCGAACCTGACGCGAGCGCTCCTGTGGGCGGGTCTGCAGCGGCACCATCCCGGCATCCATCTCGCCGAGGCGGGAGAGATCATGTCCGACGCCGGGCTCGCGCACACCGTCGGCGCGCTGCTCAGCGGCTTCTTCGCTGCGTTCGGCAACGCGGAGGGTGAGCAAGGCTCGCGCCCTCAGCAGGGCATAGAGCCGACTGGAAGTGGCTAAGGCTGCACGCCGATTGGTGCGAGGCCGGATTTGACCCGGACTCTTTCTGGGGTCAGGCACCGCGCACGATCCGCTCGGCAATGGCGGGGTATCAGGAGCGGCTGTTCAAGGCTGTCGAGGTGGCGGGTGGCAAAGTGAAGCGACCCGCGAGCGCTCCCGTCCGGCAGACCCGAGATCAATTGGCGAGCGTGATGCAGGCCTGGGTGAACGCTACTCGCGGTCGCGGCGCTGAAGCAAAGCCTGCGTGATTGCGCCGGTGGCGAAGCATATTGCGCTGATGATCCCGCTCCCGAGTGCCGCGGTAAGCGCGGTCACCTGACCTAGCTGGAAGTTGGCCAACTCGACGGCGGTGAAGACCTGTTCGGTATGGGCGGCGGCGCCATAAGAGAAGTTGGCGCAGATCGCAGCGAAAATGAGTCCGAAGACATAGAAGACCGCAGGCATGCGCCGCGGTCTAATCCAACCAATGGAGTGCGGCAATGGCAACCGGGGGCAGCCTGATCGGCGCGCTGCGCGTCACGCTTGGTCTCGACTCTTCGCAGTTCGAGGCGGGGACCAAACGGGCTCGACAGGTCGCGAACCGCGATGTCCGTGCGATCCAAGCGGATCTCTCGAAGGTTCGCCAGGGTTTCGACAATCTGCGCAACGCCGCGCTCACCACGGCGCTTGGCGCGGCGGGCAAGCGTGCGCTCGAATATGCTTCCAGCCTGGGCGAAGTGGCGCAGCAGGCGGGTGTGTCGGCCAAGGAGCTGCAGGAATATCGCTATGCCGCTAGCCAGGCCGGTGTTTCGTCGGACGAGATGGACAAGGCGCTTGCCAAGCTGACGCGCACCATCGGCGAAGCGAAGGCCGGCTCGAAGGAGCAGGCAACCGTATTCCGCGACTTGGGTGTTGCGATCCAGGATGCCAATGGCCGGGTCTATTCGGCGGGGGAGATCATTCCGAGGCTCGCCGACGCGCTGTCGCGGATAAAGGACCCAGCGACGCGGGCGCGGTATGAAGTCGACCTATTCGGGAAGGCCGGGCAGAAGCTCGACACGCTGCTGGCTGGTGGTAGCGGGGCGATCAACGAATTGCGCGACGCCGCACAAAAGCTCGGAATCGTTCTGTCCGATCGCCAGATCCAGAACGCCGACGAGACGGCAGACAAACTCGCTGCGCTCAAGCAGGTCTTAGAAGCGAGGATTGCGGGCGTCGTCGCGGACAATGCCGACTCGATCATGTCGTTGGCGAACGCGCTCGCTAACCTCGCCAACATGGCAGCTCAGGCGAACAAGTCAGTTCCCGGCCTGCTCTCGGTTCTGGCTGGCGCGACTATCGGCGGCACATTCGGCGGTAAAGTGGGCGCCGGCGTAGGGGCGGCGGCTGGCTTCGGCTCCTTCCTTTTGGATCGCGCGAAGAACGATCCACTCGGGCTCAAGAACGAGACGCCTGCCAACCTAGTCGCGCGCCAGCGCAAGCTGACGTCGCAGATCAAGACGTCGAGCAAATCAGGCAACGCTGGATCAGCTGAGTTCGGCGAGCTGGTGCAGATGTCGAACATGATCGATGCGGAGATCGGGCGCCGGATGGCGGCCCTTCGCGCCGGCAAGCCTGCGGCATCGCCCGAAGCCGTAGCCGACGGGGCATTGCCGACCATCAAGCCGAGCGGTGGCGGGAAGAGGAAGCCCAAGGATCGTTCGCAGGATTATCTCGAACGCTATGAGCGAGAGCTCGCCGGGCTGCAGGACGAGCAGCTACAGCTGCAGCAATCGATTACCACCGATGTCCACGAGCGCGCGCGGCTTGAGCATCAGCGGATAGAGACGGCGCAGGCGGCATATGACCATGACGTCGACGGTCGGCAGAAGGCGGGGGAGCTTGACGCGGCGCAGGCGGAGCGGCTCCGCCTCGCCTACGCAGCCAATGCCACGCGGGAACACACGCTGGCGAACTGGAGGCTCGACGACGAGCTGACTCAGCAGGAACTCGATCTCAATCGCTCTCGCCTGGAGAATGCGAGCGAGCTGCTGCGCGGCGAGCTGGACGGCGCGAGAACTCAGGCCGAGCGGCGGCGCATCCAGCTGGCGATCCTGGAGAACGAGCAGGCGCTGGAGCGAGCGTCGCTCGAGGCCGTCCTGGCGCGGCGCGACGCCACCGAGGCCGACAAGCGGATCGCCCAGGCGAAGCTCGATCAGTTGAGTGCCGAAACGGCGCAGCGGGCCGGGGCGATCCGACGCGGCACGATGGGGCCGATGGAGAGCTATCTCGACAGCCTGCCGCGCACAGCCGCGGAGCTTCAGGAAAGCTTCGAGAATATCCAGGTGGACGCGCTCAATAACGGACTCGACCTCGCCTCGCGCAACATAATCAAGCTCAAGGGCTTCGCTGGCGACCTGTTCAATCAACTGATCAGCGACACGATCCGGCTGAACATCCAGTCCTCACTGACCGGCGGCGGTGGCCTCCTCGGCTCACTCGGTAAGCTGCTCGGGCTGGCTGGCTCGGCAGTCACTGCAACTACGGCTGGATCAAGCCTGTCCGGCGTCGGCCGCGGCATGGTGCCAAAGATGGCGGGCGGCGGTCGCTTTAACGTCGGTGGCATTCCCGGTGTCGATCGCAATGTGCTGGCCGTCAACGGCATTCCCCGCGCGATGGTATCGGCGAATGAGAATGTGAGCGTCGGTTACGGTGGTAGCCAAGGAGGTGGCGGCGTCGTCCGGATCATTCTCGACAACGATCTGCTCGATGCGCGCATTGTATCTGGGTCAGTGGAGGTAGTCCGCACCTCGGCGCCCACTCTCACTCAGGGTGCCATCGCTGGCACGGTTGCCGAACTGAGCCGGAGGCGCATCTAATGGCGCAGGTGCCCTTCCCGACCGTCGCCAATATGGTGGAGGTGACCTGGGACATCGATGTCCCGATGCAGCGCAATCGTTCCGGCTGGACAGGAACCAGCAAGGGAGTCGGCTTGCCCGGCTCAACATCTTGGTTTGCGACCGTCCGTCCGCACGATGTGTTCGATCCGGCAGACAAGCGCGCACTACGGGCTTTCGTGGCGCAGATGCGAGGGCAAGGGAACTGGACAGCCGTTCCCGCTCCCGTGCCCCAGCAGACCAGCGCGGCCAACCCGGTTACGCGGTCAACGGGGCTGTCGGGCGGCTTCACGCTACCCCTTCAAGGTCTTCCGCTTAGCACGACGGTTCTGCTCGCCGGCGACTTTATGACAGTCCCACTGCCAAGCGGTCACTACCGCATGGGCATCCTCATGCAGGACTTGGCTTCGAACGGGTCGGGGCAAGGAACCGCCGTACTCGACCGTGAAATTCGCGAAGTGCCCGCAGCTGGCGTCACCGTGGAAATCCGCAACCCGTTCGCTGCGATGCGCTTCGCCAACGCCCGCAACGGCTGGTCCGACGCCTATGCCGCCGCTTCCTTCGCGTTCGAGCTCGAGGAAAACCTATGAGCCGCATGGATACCGCCGCCGCAGCCGCACTCGGCGCCCAAGTCATCCGACCTGTTTTCTTCGCCTATCTCGATATCCTCGGCGACCCGCTACGCGCCAACACGTCGGGCGCGAGCATCACTATTACCGGGACGCCCGACCCAGACCTGAACCAAACCTTCGATGGCCTTGATCCTACCATCGTGGATATCGGTCCCGTGCGAATGAAGGACGGCGGGTCGGACGCGGTATCCGCGAAGCTTTCGGGAATCGTTCAGCTCGACGAGGCGTTGCTGAATATCCTTGGCGATCCGGCCAACTGGCAGGGGCGCACTGCCCGCCTGTGGCGTATGATCCGAGATGCGAACGGAACCCAGCAAGGTGCCATCCAGCACTACTACACTGGGTACATGATCGCATTGGAGATCGGCGGTTCGCCAGAGGGGCAGACGATCGAGATCACGATCGAGAGCTATCTCGCAGCCTTCAGCCAAGCATCGAACCGGACCTATCTCGATCAAGCCAGCTTCGACCCTGGCGATCTTTCCGCGCGCGCCGCCATCGCCATCGCGAACGGTATCAGCGGCAACCCGACGATCAGCAACACGCCAACTTATGGCGGACAAGCGGGTTCCGGCGGTAAATATGGCGAAGCGGAACAACGCTGGTGACGCGCCTCCCCGATTGGGAGCCTCGGCTCGCCGCATATATTGAGAGCGTTCGGGACAGTGAGTTCGCGTGGGGCAAGCATGATTGCGCTCTGCACTCTGCGAACGCCGTACTGGCCGTCACGGGGGACGACATAGCTACGAAGTTTCGTGGCAAGTACTCTACTGCTCGCGGCAGCTTGCGGGCGCTAAAGCGCTATGGCGCGGGCACGCTCAAGTCCACGATCGACGATGCCCTGCCCATCATTACGCCAGCCTTTGCCCAACGCGGCGACCTTGTCTGGAGGCATGGGATGGTAGGCGTGTGCTTGGGCGCCGATGCTGCTTTCGTCGGCGAAATTGACGCAGTGCCGGGCTTGGTACGCTTCCCGCGCCGGGACTGGACTCGAGCCTGGGCGGTGCGCTGATGGGTAAGGCTGTTGGCTCGATCCTGAAGGTAGGCGGCGTCATCCTCGGCGTGGCGGCCGTGGTCGCATCGGGCGGGCTTGGCCTCGCCGCAGCGGGCGCGGTGACCGGATTTCTCGGGATGGGCGCCGCAACGATCGGGCTCGTTGCGGCCGGGCTCTCGCTGGGCTCGTCACTCCTTGCGCCGAAGCCTAAAGCGCCGGCTGTCAGTCCGGCTTCGTCGGATCGTCTGGTCGCGTCAATCGATCCGCGCGCCGCTCGGAAGATCTGGCTCGGCGACACCGCCGCCCCGACAGACATCCAGGATCAAGAGTTTACGGGTGCCCAGGAATTTCTGCATCGCTTCATTGCGATCGCGAGCCACAAAGCGTCCCAGGTCCGTGAAGTCTGGTTCGACGACAAGCTTGCGTGGACGAGCGGCGGCGGAGCGCAGGGGGAGTTCGCGGGTTATCTCGCCATCACGCCTATCCTTGAAGGCTCTGCGGGCAACGCGATCAACATATCTCCGCGTATGGGTGCGACGCGTCGCTACACCGGCTGCGCCTATTTGCACGTCCGGTACAAGCTAACCGGTGCTTCCAAGAGCACGCAGAGCCCGTTCGCGCAGGCCATTCCGTCGCGGGTGACGATCCGCGGCAAAGGCGCCCCGGTATACGATGTTCGACTAGACAGCACCGCGGGCGGTAGCGGCTCGCAACGTGCCAATGATCAAACGACCTGGGCATGGAGCGATAGCGCTGCGCGCAATCCGGCGCTCCACCTGTTGTGGTATCTCTTGGGTTGGCGGATCAACGGGAAGCTAGCCGTGGGCAAGGGCATCCCGGCCGATCGCATCGACCTAGAAAGCTTCATTACCGCAGCCAATCTCTGTGACGAAGCGGTGGCACGTTCCGCTGGCGGCACCGAGCCCCGCTATAGGAGCGACGGCGTATTCAGCGAGGCTGACGATCCGAGCACGGTTCTCGACAACCTGAAGGCCGCCATGAATGCGGTTCTCGATGACGTGGACGGTAAGATCCGCATCACCGTCCTGCACAATGATTTAGCGACGCCACGCGCAGCACTGACCACCGACGATGTTCTCGGCGAATTTAAATGGTCGCAAACTCCACCACTGACCAGTTCCTTCAATGCGATCCGGGGCACCTATACTGACCCGTCCGACGCCTCGCTCTACCAGTCGATCGACTATCCCGAAGTGCGCATTGACAGCCCGGATGGCATCGATCGCATCGAGACGATCAACTTGCCTTTGGTGCAATCCGCGAGCCAGGCGCAGCGTCTCGTAAAGCAGCGCCTACAGCGGCAGCTGTACGGCGGCATGTTCCAGGCCACCTTCCAGGCTACGGCGTGGCGCTACCTGAAGGGCGACGTTGTCCCCTTCACCTTCTCTCCGCTCGGCTGGACCAACAAGCTATTCCGGATCGTTGACATCGAGGTCCGCGTCGACGGCACGGTCCCGATGACTCTGCGTGAAGAGCACGCCGAAATCTATCAGTGGGATGCCGATGACGCCGCACCTATTTCCGGTGCGGACCCCACGGCTTACGACTATGAGCTCAACCCCATCTACCAGGACTTGGTAGCGATCGGCGATACAGCGGAGGCGGCATTGTCCGCAGCCGAAGCGGCCGGACAGCTCGCCGGCGGCAAGTCCACGATATTCTACCAGACCACGCCGCCGACAGTTGCGGAAAGCGAGGTCGACGACCTCTGGATCGACACCGACAACGGCAACGTCTCCTATCGGCGCCTCGCGGGCAACGGGCGCATTTCCTATGGCGGCACAGTCGTGCTTTACGGAGTAGCGGGTGCGATCGTCTATCCGCCCTGGGCGCCGATCGATGACCAGCGGATTGCACAGGCCCTCACCGACGCAGCCGGCGCCCAGGCCACGGCAGACGGTAAAGTCGCGACCTTCAACCAAGAGGCCGAACCTGTGGCAGAGGGCCTTGGAGACCTCTGGTACAAGCCGTCGACCAAGTCCCTAAAGCGTTGGGATGGCGATAGCTGGGAGGAGGTGGCGACGGTCGGCGCAACGCCTCAACAAATCGCCCTGATCGAGAATGCGCTGACCAGCGCCAGCAACGCGCAGGCGACCGCGGATGGGAAGATCCAGAGCTTCTACCAGGCGACGGCCCCCGCCGTGTTCGGCGAGGGTGATTACTGGACCGACACGGACGATGCGAACAAGCTATATCGGGCATCCGCAGACTCAACGGCGGGCGGCACTTGGGTAGCGATCCGCGATACGGGAATATCGACGGCGATCGTTGCCGCTGCTGGCGCACAGGCGACCGCAGACGGCAAGGTGACGAGCTTTGTAGCGACGAGCGCACCGACCGCGGAAGGCATTGGCGACCTTTGGTACAACCCCTCCAGCGGCGAACTTCGTCGTTGGGATGGCGATAGCTGGGAGCCCACCGCCGATGCCACGGCACTGGTCCAGCCGAGCGTAACCGGCCCGACCCCGATCACCTTCACCGCCAATTATCTCGGCACGCTCGACCCCGGCCAGGTGCCGCGTGATGTGCCCTACAAGAGGCTCCAAGGCGACGCAGATGTGACGGCATCGACAGCCTGGTCGATCCTCAGTCGCGATGGCGTTTCCAATACGATCGGTGCCAGCGACGGTGTGGTAAACATCACCGACGTCACCAAAGACGTGGCGAGCTTCGTCATTCGCACCGAGCGCGGCGGCGTCACTCGCGATTATCGCGTGGAGGTCCAGAAGTCCAAGAGCGCCCCGCCGGTCAACACGGGAGGCGGTGGCGGCAACCCCGGCACGACCGGATCGACGAACGTCAGCGCCTCGGCGACCTCGACGACTTATGGTTCTGCCGACAGCCCTTCGTTCAGTTGCGTTGCCGGCACGGCCGGCCAGGTTGCGCTGAGCGCCGCGCTCGACGTGTCTCTCTACGCGAGCGGGGGCAACTTCTCGCAGGTCGGTTACGCGAAGTGGCAGTGGCGTCCCGTCGGCGGATCGTGGGCTGACGTGGCAGCCGAAACCGCCTCCGATGGCCCTGCGATCTACGACAAGTTCAACGGCCCCGAGAACACGACGCTGAGCGCGAGTGCCACTAAGACCGGGCTGACGAGCGGCACGACCTACGAGTTCCGTCTTAGCTATCGCAAAGGCTCGGGCACTGCCCTGCAGTATATGAGCTTCTCCGGCACCGGCGTGGGTGAGGGATCATGACGCACTGGATCGTCCGCCACCGAGAGACCGGCGAAGAGCAGATGGTCCGGCACGATGATGGCTATCCGCCATACAATGCTGTCGACTACGAGGCGGTGCATCTGCCGCGCGAGCTTGGTCCCGAAGAGCGATGGGATTGGGAGGCGGCGGCGATTGTCAGCCGCTTCACGCCTGCCGAGGCGGCGGCGATCATGTGGGAGCGCGCGAAGGCGTATCGCGATGAGCGTTCGCGCGGCGGCTTCACCTTGCCCGGCATCGGCGTCGTGCAAACCCGCGACCAAGACCGGGAAGCCATCACCCGCCTGGCGAAGCGTGCCGAGAAGAAGGTTGCGGCGGGCGAGCCGGAATGGACGACTAGCTTCATCAATGAGGCGAACGAAGAGGTGCCCGTTGATATTCCGGCGATCCTGTTCGTCGATGATGCGGTCGACCTGTTTCTCGCGGCAATCCACGCGCGCAGCCAGGGCATTCGCGGCGAGATCGATGCTGCTGCCACGCTGCCTGACGCGACCGCTGAGGACATCTTCGCAATCGACATCACCGCTGGCTATCCGGCCGGGCCAATCAGCCCGCCAACGCCGCCTCAAGAGGAAAGCTGATCATGGCCGATACGGAATACAGCGCGCTGCCCTTGACCGATGAAATCCAACAGGGCGATGGTCTTGTGCTGGCACGCGGCGGAACTCCTTATCGGGTGGCGCTCCGCGATATCACCTATGCTTCCAACATCGGCAACTGGAACGCGGGTGTTCCAGCCGGGCAAAACCGCTGGCGGGTGCGCGAGAACCAATTTGGGATCGAGGCGCTGTCGATCGAGGGGCAGGGAAATGTCGGGATCGGGACGTCTGCGCCGTTCAACGTCAACGGTCGCAATCTCGAAATCTCCTCCCCCACATATGCGCGCGTGCACCTTGTCTCCACCGGAGGTAGCGGGCGGCGATGGTGGTTCGACAGCCTCGACGACGGCACCTTCAGCTTGACGGACGGCACCGCGGGCGCACGCCGGTGGATTGTCGACCCCAGCGGCAACCTGCTCGTTGGTGCGCCAAGCGGCGGTTATCACCGGTTCCTGAAACCCGCCGCGACCGGGAGCGAAATTTTTCAAGTCGACAACAATGTCGGATTGTCGCTGCAGTGTCGGGCGGTCGACCAGAACCTTTTTAGCCTCGCGAATGCAGCGGTTCTCGTCGGCCGCAATTCGGCCACCGGCCGCTCGATCAACGCCGGCGGCACGATCAACGCCAGCGGCGCGGACTATGCCGAGTACATGCGCAAGGCGCCCGGGTGCGGCGAGATCGCCAAGGGCGATGTCTGCGGCGTCGACAGTAACGGTCAACTCACTCGCAAATGGGCGGACGCGATCAGCTTCGTGGTGAAGTCTCTCGAGCCCGGCTTCGTCGGCGGCGACACTTGGGGCATCGATCGCGAGGGTGACGAGCTCGAAGCCGCGCGCCTGGGTGTCGATCGCATCGCTTTCTGCGGCCAGGTGCCGGTCAATGTCACGGGCGACGTCGCAGTGGGCGATTACATCATAGCGGCCGCCAAAGGCTCCGGGATCAAGGCGGTCGCGGTAGCCGAGGCAGATATCACTTTCGAGCAGTACCGTCGGCGTCTGGGTAAGGTCTGGGCGATCCGCGACGGTCGCCCGATCGTCGACGTGCAGCACGGCTGAGGGTTGTGACCGCCTCTGTCGCCCCGCGGGCCAAATGGCTCGACTTCATCCCCGTGATCTCCCTTGCCGTCGTGTTGGCGGGCATGCTGATCGCGAGCGGCGGCTATATCGGCCAGCTCAAGGAAAATACCCGCCGCATCGACAAGATGGAGGTGGAGGCCCGCGCCGAGGCGAAGGCGCGGACGGAGATGCTCCAGCAGCTCGACCTTCGCCTCGCGCGCATCGAGGTCAAGCTCGAGATGATGGTGCCAGAGAAGGACAAGGCGCGATGAGCGGCGACGGCGGCCTGGTGCTGGTGCTCTGCGGCGCGCTCGCCCTTATCGCATCGCTGACTGAGCGGGTGATCGCGCAACGCCGCTGGCTCGACGCCACGATCGAGACGGTGCTTGACCCTGCGATGCGAGCGGCTTTCCCGCCGCCAGCGCAGGCGTGGGAACTGGAGCGCCTCGCCGCGGAAGCAGACGCAGTGCTCGAAAGTCACGAGATTCGGCGGCGTCAGCAACGGGCATCCCGCCACTAATCCGAACCGGAGTAATGCAAAATGGACGTAGCGACGCTGCAGCGGCGCATGAAAGCGCTCGGCTATCCGCTGTCGATCGACGGCGCCTATGGACCGAAGACGCGCGCCGCCGTGATGGCCGCGCTCACCGATCCCGCCGACACGCCGGTCAATCCCGCGGACATCCGCGGCCTCGCCGAGACGTGGGAGGTGGAGCCTCCCGCGCTGTGGGCGGTGCGCGACGTGGAGGCCAGCGGTGCGGGTTTCGAGGAGGGGCGCCCCAAGATCCTGTTCGAGCCGCATCGCTTCAGCCGCGCCACCGGGCATCGCTTCGACCAGTCGCACCCGACGATCAGCTATCGCGCCTGGCGCACGCGGCCATATCCAGCAAAGCAAGCTGACCGCTATACCCAGCTGCTCGACGCGGTCGCGCTCGACGTCGACGCGGCGTTCGCCAGCGCCAGCTACGGCGCCTTTCAGATCCTCGGCGAGAACTGGAAGGCCTGCGGCGAAGATAGCCCTCTCGACTTCGCGCTGACCGAGGCGCGCGGCGAGCTGGGCCAGCTGCGGCACTTCACTCGCTTCTGCGCCAGCAACGGCCTGGTGCCGCATCTGCGGCGCAAGGATTGGGCGGCGTTCGCGCGTGGCTACAACGGCACTGCGTACAAGGTGAACCGCTACGACGAGAAGCTTGCGGCCGCGTACCGCGCGCGAGGTGGGCTGTGAGCCGCTGGGACTGGACGAGCATCTTTCGGGGCTCGGGCGGAGACTACGAGGTCAACCGGTTCGTCGGCGGTGTGGGCGTGCTCGCCTACATCGTGACCGTGCCCGCGCTCGTCGCTTTCGAGGTCATCGTGCGCGGCCGCGAGTTCGACATCGTCGCATTCTGCGCTGCCTATCCGGCTGGCCTCGGCGTGGCGATCGGCGCGATCGCCGGGGCCGTCGCGATCAAGGATCGGCAGGTTGCCAAGGCGAAGACCGAGACGGCAGCCGCGGCGGTCGTTCAGGCGGATGCGGAGGGCCGGTCATGATGGCGCTCGCCATCCGCAACTGGAAGCTGATCGCGGGCGCGCTCGTCGTGCTCGCCCTCCTCGCTGCCGTCTGGGCGATCCGCCGCGGCGGCGAGAAGGCCGGCGAAGCCAAGGTCACCGCCAAGGTCGAGCGCGAGCGCACCGAACGCATCGTCGAGGCCCGCGCGGACGAGCGCGCCGCCAGCGTCGTCGCCGATTCGATCAGCCGGCGGGTCACCCGTGCCGACGACCTCTCAACCGCCGCCGTGCGCGGCACGATCAAGGATCTTCGCGATGCTCTCGACGCTGTTCCGCCCGCGCCTGCTGGCGCTCCTACTCCTGCCGCTCCTGTCGACAGCCTGCGCGACCAGATCAACGCCAGCATCGATCGCGCGAACCGAGCGGCCGACGCTGCCGATACTATCCCCTGAACTGACCAAGGCGGAGCGCCTGGCGCCGATCAGCGGGCGGAAGTCGGGCGAGCTGGTGACCGTCGATAAGGGCTGGCTCGGCGAAGTGCTGGAGCGCCTGGCCGACGCGGTCGGCGCTGTCGAGCGCGGCAACGCCCGCGCTGCCGGCGTGAAGCTGGAGCGCCGCTGTACCACGGCGATCCTCGCAACCGGCACGGCGCCCGCCGACTGCCCCCGCTGAAATCCCCTTCCATCCAGGAGACCTATCATGGCAACCGTTCACGTCACCCTCTCGCGCGTTGACGATCGTGGCGACACCGGCGGCGCTCTGCCGGTTATTACGTCCGTTCCGACCTTGGTCGACACAATCCTTTCCACCGCAGTCTCCCAGAAGTCGACGCTCGCCGCGCCTAAGGCCGATGGGCTGGTCTGGTCGATCACCGCCCTTGGCAATGTCTGGATCGCCTTCGGCGCCGATCCGACCGCTGCGGCGGAGGCGGGCCACCTGGTCGCCGCCGGGCAGACGCGCGACTTCTCGGTCACGACGGCCGGCGAGACCGTCGCCGTGAAAGACGCCTGACCGATGGCGCTCGGCCTCGCAATCTCGCGGCTCGCGCTCTCGGCGTCGCCACTAGCAGGAGCGACTGGAGGAGTTCCGGCCCCCATTCCGACGACATCGAACTTCACCTTCACCCAGATCGGCAGCGGTTGGGGCGGCTCTACCGACAGCACGACGAATGCTGCCCGCCTCGGCCTGGTCTCAAGCATCGATACCCGCAACGGTTCGCTATGGTACGGAGTGATCACCGGGACGGACGCTTTCATTCGAATGGCGCGTAGCTCCGGCGCGTCTCAGACGAACATGATCGAAGTGTCGGTCGACGGCGGCGCTTTTGCCGCTCCGGTCTATGACGGCGTGGCTGACGAATTCCCGCTGTTCGTCGGCTTGGCGCAGGGCGCGCATGTCGTGCAGATTCGCGTGGGCAGCGCCTACGCCAACGCTGTTTATATGGCAAAGACGGGCAACGTTCTGCGCGTGGTGGGTGTCAACCCTGCGGTGAGCGTCCCGAGCAGTTGGAAGAACCCAGGCGACGCCAACACTGTGACGTCGGCCGGCCTGTCGGCCAACACCGCCAATTATGTGCCCGCCTTTCGGCCGGCGACGGCTCCGCTCCAGAACTTCGCGACTGTCGCGCTCCGCCACAGCCAATCTGAAATGCTGGTGGTAACGGCGTCTCGGTACGTGTGGGTCGCGGTCGACCAGTCCACCACGCCGACGCGCCACGAAGTCTCCCCACCCGGCGCCACGCCGACGAAAACCCGTGCGGTGCGGATCGTTGGCCTGCCCGCTGGGTCTCATCGATACACGATTTGGACGGCCACCCCGCAGAGCGATAACAGCAGTCGCTTTATGGCGGTGGCGCTGTTCAGCGGCGCATTCGAGGCGCTTGGCGCCGCGATCCGGGTGCTAGATCAGTTCGGTGACAGCATCACCGAGGGCCAGCGCGGCAATACCGACACAATGAAAGTTGCGCCCGCCCTCAACATGATCGGGAACAATGGCGGCGTTTCCGGCAATACCGTCGAGGACCTGCTCGCTCGCATAGACGCTTACCTGGCGACGCTTGCGGTGGGACCGGCGGCTGCGTACCGCCGTGTCGCTGTGATCGCGGTTGGCAGGAACAACACCGCGAGCTGGTCCGCTGCAACGACCACAGCCTACACAGACCTGGTCAACAAGATCCTCGCGACTGGGCTATATGACCGAATCCTCTGCCGCGGAGTGCTGAGCGAGGCATCGATTGCAGCTTCGATCGCGGCGATCAATGGCAACATCCAAGGGGTGGTCGCTTCGATAAACAACCCGATCGTCAAGTTCGCGGATACTCTCCCGTGGACCAGCAACGGCAATACCATAGATCGGCCCGACCTCGTCCACCCGAACGACAACGGTTATGACCAGATGGTAACATACGAGCAGAGCGCTACGTACGGCTATCCGGCTTTTTTATGAGCGAGTAGCGCCCGAGGCGCCCGGTGCGGACAGTTAAGTGTTGAAGCGGCTATTTGATAGAATACCAGATGAGGCACTCCTCGCAAGGATGCCCGACCCGGCAATCCTCACGGTCGCACGGTTGATGAAGGCGCACCATTGACTTCAGCCATTCCCAAAGTTGCTTCACCTGGCGCCTCCGAAAGAACCGGATGATTGTCGCTCATTTCAGTGGGTGAGGCAACCAAAGGTCGTGCCGTTACAATCAGCCTTCGGACGGCCGTCGTGACCGGCACCTCTATCCATCGGTAAACGATGGCGGCGAGTACAACGGCTCCCGCCACGGCGGCAACGGGAAACAGCGCGATAGGAGCAAAGGAGAGTGCGCGCCTCCAAACGAACCCAGCCGCCGACAGCGCGATAGGATGAGACAGGTACAAGGAGTACGACCAATCTCCGAGATGCTCGAGTGGCTTGAAGTGGATCGCCGGACCGAACACGGCACCGGCCACGATGAGGGCGGCCGGCCCACCCCAGACCAAGGCGCGGCGCGCTCCTGCGGCTGGGTACAGTGCATCGAGAGCCAAGCCGGCTATCCCGATCAGGATCAGCACCCACCAGCCACCTCCCTTTGGTAGTGCCCGATACTCGTAGGCCACCCCGATCGCGATGCCGAAGCCGAACTCGGCAACGATGCTGTTAGTGTAGAATCCTGCGACGCCAGTTGGCTTTAGAGCGAGCCCGGCCAGAATGACCGACCCGAGGAGGAGAGCGATTAGCGCCCGCCGGATCTGCAGCGACCCTCGATCAAATGCGACGGCCATCGCGAACAGGAAGTAGAAGAACATCTCCATGTTGAGCGTCCAGCCGGGTATCAGCACCGGCTGCATTCGGCCTGTGACTGGATGCTCTGCGGGAATGAATAGCGCCGATTTCAGAACGTGCGCCATTTGAAGATCGGTTGTTGATGCGAGGCGGGGCGCCAGTAAGGCGACGACCACGACGAAGGCGGTGATTACCCAGTAGATGGGCGCAATCCGAGTGAGCCTTTCAAGGAAGAAGCGATGGCCCGATAGGCCCGGCTTCTGGGCCGAAGTGACCCACATGATGAAGCCACTGATAACGAAGAACAGGTCGACCCCGGAACGCAAAATGGGTGCATCCCACCCGTTGGCGCCAAGTCGTTCGACCTGCACCCCCAGATGATGAACGACGACCATCAGGGCTGCGATCGCACGCAGCACCTGTATAGACGCGATGTTCTGTAAAGTCCCCGGTTTCACTGCCACACCCCGACTGGGCATTATCCCAAGGTGTGACGCGCGGCAACCGTTGGGGCTGCCTGCCTCTGATCACGCTGGAAGCGGGACAGGAACGCCAAGAGCGCTTCGGCCAAGCGTTCTCTTTCGGGCGTCATGCCCCAGCGCGCGCAATCAGCTTCTCGACCGCTTCGGGCTCCGCCTGGATGAGCGAGAGCAGCACGCGCGCGGGCGCGTCCGGCTGGCGCCTGTTCTGCTCCCAATCGCGCACCGTGCCGACCGGAAGCCGATAGGTGGCGGCGAACGCCTCCTGCGACTTGTTCGTGCGCTTGCGGATCGCCTTCACGTCAAGCGGCTCCGCCACGCGAGCGCGGCTGGTGTCGCCCTCGGTGTAGGCAATGGCATCCTCCAGCCCCGCCGCGATTTTGTCGAATGCGCTCTTCATGGTCGTTCTTCCTTCTATCTGCGTCACTGACCGGGCTTCAGCCGGTCAGCCGCTTCGTCATTGCAGCGAGGGCGTTGCGCTCGCCCTTCGTAAGATTTGCTTTCTCGTTCTTGCCGAACACGGTCAGCAGGAACACCGGCACCGCCCTACCCGCATAGTAGGTAATGACACGATAGCCGCCCGACTTGCCCTTGCCGGGCTTCGCTACGCGCAGCTTACGGGCACCACCGCATCCCGGCATGATTTCGCCCGCCTCGGGGTTGCTGGCGATCAGGTCGACTACTGCGGCCATCTCGTCGGCGGTCATCCCCGCGTCCTTGGCGGCGGCGATGTAGGCGTTGGTTTCGATGACCGTGTGCATGCATTCTATGTACGGCATTGCCGTAGTACGTGCAAGCGGAAAGATACGGCTCTGCCGTAGTTTTTTAGAGGTAGTCACGTTAGGCTCCTTCGTTTGGAGCCACCCCCACTACGCACGTTTTTGGCCGAAACCAGAGTTATTTCGCGCACCAAAAGCAACCAGGCGAAGATTACCAAAATTACCGAACACGTCCGCAGGTGCGCTGGAGAGCGGCCGAGCGGGGGTGCTGGGCGGCAACCCAGCAACCGACAGGCTAGCACCTGTCACGCGCGGCTGGCCTAGCCGCTAACGCCCCGCGCCCGTGCATGGGCGGGGCTCGTTTGGATGACCTAACATCATGGAGTCGAGTCACCTTTTTGACGATTTCGTTCGGCCGGTCTCGCCGGCAGCATCTTACATCGGCGGCAAGCGCCGCCTTGCGCGGCCGATCACGCGCGCGATCGACCGCATTCCCCACCAAATGTACGCCGAGGCCTTCGTTGGCATGGGCGGCGTGTTCCTGCGCCGCGGCCGGGTCGCGCCAGCGGAGGTAATCAACGACTGGTCGGAAGACGTCTCGACGTTCTTCCGCATCCTGCAGCGGCACTACGTCGCGTTCCTCGACATGCTCCGCTATCAGCTCACGACACGAGCCGGGTTCGAGCGGTTGCTCAAGGTCGACCCGTCGACGCAGACTGACTTGGAGCGGGCGGCCCGCTTTCTGTATCTGCAGCGGCTTTCGTTCGGCGGTAAGGTCGACGGGCGGAACTTCGGGATCAAGCCCGGCAGTCCCGCCACGTTCGACGTGACTAAGCTCGTGCCGATCCTCGAACAGATACACGAGCGCCTCGCGCCCGTGACGATAGAGCGGCTACCATGGTCGGCGTTTCTCGAACGCTGGGATCGGCCCGACGCGCTCTTCTACCTCGACCCGCCCTATTACGGCTGCGAGGGCGACTATGGGCGCGAGCTATTCAGCCGAGATCAGTTTCCGCTGATGGCCGCCTCGCTCGCCGAGCTGCAAGGGCGCTTCCTTCTGAGCCTCAACGATCGACCGGAGGTCCGCTCGATCTTCGCGGCCTTCCCGATGGTGCGGCTCGATCTGCACTATGGCGTGGGCGGCGGCGCGACCGAGGTCAGCGAAGTGATCATCAGCAATCTAGACCGGGATCGCCTCGGCGGGCTGTTCCCCTCGGCCGAGCTGCTCTGATTGCCCTGGCAGCTTGCATTCTCGCTCGTCCATGCGTCTTATCCGGCGCCATGGACGGCGAGCTTCGTCGCGGTCCATGGCGTGATCGACGTCGACTAGCTGGAGGTCATCAGGCTCTCGACCGCAGTCTGCGCGAGCTGGCGAAATATATTCTGCCAATGCGGTCCTGCCTCGCTCCATGGCCGATCGTCCAGCGTGCCGTGCCGGCGGCTCTCCCAAAGATCAGCCGCGAGCTTCTCGATCACCGCGTCCCGATCGTTTGCAGCGCAAAGGCGACAGCGGCCGGTCACCCGCGGAGGCCTCGCACGAGGCGCTTCCAGCCTTCCTCATTCGCCGGGAAGCGGCCGCTCGGCCCGGTGGGGAGGGAGGCCGTAATCCCGACCCGCGCGCTCGGCGGCCTCCCTCCGCAGCCGAGACAATAGAGATGGTCGCGAAGCTCGTGCTTCTTGGTCGACCACATATGGCACATGTACCAGCGTTCCATTTTAGCAGCATCGATCACGCCGCGGTGACCGCATTCGCACTGGACGGCGAGATTGAACCCGTGGCGCACAACGTCGCCCAGCACCTGGAATTTGAGGTTCGCGCCCATGCGCGCTTGTTCGCGCAATGTTCCGGCGCGTGGCAATAGCGCGAATCGCTATTCGAAGCCTCGAAGCCGCTTAATCTCGGCGATCAAATGTGGCGCCGCCCAATGAGCCGCTGCCGTGTATTCGTTGCGCTCGGCCGGCGTGCTGCCGGCGCGGCGATAGGCGCCCAACTTCGCCTCAAGCTCAGCGATCAGGTCATCGATATCGGGGGGCTCTGAGGTCGCCATTTTGTTTTGCGGCCGATTTCTAAGCTTTTGATCGGAAAGGCAAGTTTTCGAAGCTGTTTTGCAGCGAAACCCGCAGAAATCCGCCAGTCATGCCAGCTTGGGAAGCTTCTGCTCTACCATTGAGCTACACCCGCAAACGGTTGTTAAACCGTCATTTTCTCGCGGCCTCGGCAGATTGTTTTGCAATCTGTTTTGCAGCGATACGCTCGCCGAGTGCCACAACGACCCGCTCGTGGTCAACATAGACCTTGCGGATTTGTGAGACGCGCTGCGGCGACCAGCCCATGATATCCGCCGCCTCGTCGTCGGTCAGCTGCCATTCGGTGAGCAGCATCGTGCAGAAGGTGCCGCGAACGTCGTGCAGATGCTTGAGGCGCTCGTTGCCATCCTCGTCGACGTGCTTGATCCCGGCGAGGTCGCGGATGCGGTTGAAGCTGCCGCCGAGGCCGTCGCCCGTCCACGGTAATCCGCGGCTGTTCACCAGCAACGTGTTGACGCCTTCGGCGCGCTCGCGCGTGCGCAGCTCGGCGAGCACGGCCTCGAGCTGGGGTGTCTGCGGGATGACCGCGCGGCGCCGCTTGCCGCGGCTGCGCTTGAGCGCCTTCTTGACGATCGCGAACTCGCCGACCTGGTCCCATGTGAGGGTGACGAGATCTTGGCGGCGTAGGCCAGTGACTGCCGCGAGCTGCAGCGCATCGATCAGGTGCGGCCGGCCTTCATTCCAGCAATGCCATTCGAACGCGGCCATATCGTCGTCGGTCCAGACGATCTCGTCGCGATCGGAGCCGCGATAGAGGTTGGGGATCTTCTGTGCGACGTTGATGGCGACGAAGCCGCGCAGGCGTGCGAACTCCAAGAGGGAGTTCAGCACCGTTATGCCGATATCGGCCGAGCGCGGTGTCTCGGCGCGTTCGTCGCGCCACTTAACGACCTTGGCCACCATGCGTGGATCGTTCCAGATCGTGCGCGGGAATTTGCCCCAGCGCTCTTCGATCAGATCGATATGGCCGCGCCAGACGCGGCGCGTCGACGGGGCGAGGGCGATCCATTCGGGGCTCGCCTTGGCGGGATTGTCGTCTTCCTGCGGATTGACGGGGCACCATTGCCGGATGACCCAGCGGAAGGTGGCGGCGTCGACCGATCGATCGTCGATCATCGCCGCGGCAATCGCCTGGTGGTCGGCCTTGGTGAGCGCTGGCTTGCGTGGGGCCTCGACCTTGCGGATCAGCGGGCCGCCGCGAAAGGCATAGATGTACCAGGTGACGGGCTTGCCCTTGCGCGCCGACTTGATGAACTGGACGCTCATAGCTGGTCCTTGAACCGATCGAAGTCGCTCTGTGGCGCCGTCGCCGGCGCGGCCGGCGCTTCGAACACCCGAATCGAGCCATTAGGGGAGACCTCGAAACCGGCTACGTCAAGGCCGAGGTCGCGGGCGATCTGGACGTAGGAGAGCACCTTCGCCTTGTGAGGATAGCACGCCTTCTTGGGCTTGCTGGTCTGCGCGTTCATATATTCAGGTCCAGGCCGAGCTTGATCCGCCAGCGTGTGTATTCGGTCCACTCCATGCGGCCGGCCTCGCGATCCTCGTCGCGATACTGGCGCATCAGCTGATTGGCGCGATTGCTGGCACGGCGCCCAGCCTCCTTGGCTTCTGGCTTACCCTGGGTGCCGTTGCGGGTGATGCGCGCCGTGATCGTCAGTGGGATCAGCACCACGCCGCGCTTCTTGGACCGATCGTGCCAAGCGCCATTGTGCTTGGGGCAGCAGAAGAGCTGATTGGCCACCTTCGGCTCAAAGAGCTTCATGCACTCGGGGCAAGGCCGTGCCGCCCATCCGCCCACGTTCTGGCCGGGCAGGCGGTTGTGGCCAATCTGAGAGCCGCCTTGGTCCAAGGGGGCTGGATCAGTCGGCATTGTGCCCAGCGGCCTTCGCGTCGGCTGGCGGATCGGTGAGGTTGGCGGCTGCGAGCATGGCACGCTCATCGGCAAGCTCGACCTTTAGGCGAACGATGCTTTCAAGATCCCCGCACGTTATCATGATCGTGTCGGGGTGCTCGGGGTCAGCCGGGTCCGTCTCGCAGGCCGATTGCAGAACCTCGACTGCGATCGTCTTGGCGTCCCTTGCCCCCTCCCCCGCGCGCATGGAGGCTGCGGAGAGCGAGAGGGCGTCGGTTGTCGCAAGGCACAGCCTCTTGGCCGCCCATGCCCATCCGATCGCACGCGCCTCGTCAATGTTCGCGACGCCGGAAATCTGAAGCTCGATCGGATCATCTTCAAGCGTCAGGATGATATGGCCGGTCCCGTCTTCCTCGATATGAACATCTAGACAGACGCCATTTACGTGCCAGTGCTCATGCGGGCAGTCGCAGTCAGGTACGGTGCCGAACTCGACATTACATTGATCGTCACGCTCGAAAATCGCCTCCCGCTCCCCGCCCCTCGCGACTTCCGTGGAAGGTGCGGCGGGGGCTTCTGGGATGTAGGCGATGATGCGATCAGCAGCCCGGTCGAAACCTCGAAGCGTGTCGCCGCATTCCAGGGAAATCGCGCTTCTCAGAATGCCGATGATGGTGTCCCGCAAAGGCTGTGGAGTGTAAGCGACCACCTGGGGCCACGACTCGCTATCCTCGGAACTGATCTTCAGAGGATGAACGCTGCCGTCAGGGCGACTATAAAGGACGATCCCGCGGTCCCAATCCTCGGGCTCCCTATCGGCGCCATGCCAAGGCTTCATGCCCTCGGGGATGGAAGGTGCGGCGGGGGCTTCTGATGCTGCGGCGAGCTTGTTTATCTCTTCGAGTATGAGGACCGCGCACCCTCCCGCACCGGCAGTGAAGCCCTTTCGGTAATCGGGTGATGCAGCGTCGGTGTGCCGGCTTTCGTATCGTACCCGCTCGCAGATGCGCTTCGCCGCGCGCAGGGCTTCCACCACCTCCCCCGAAACGCTGGCCGGTTGCGTGGGCTTGGCGAGGGCGGCGGGCGGATGAGGGATAAAATACACCGTCTCCGGGCATTGCAAATCCCGTCCGATATGGCGCGACTTTGGACGGCAACACGCTAGGCACATCGCGCGGGGTGCGGTGTCGGTCATGCGGATTCCTTCCGAGTGTAGCGCTCGCGGGCGAGCAGGTTCGCTTCGTGAACGTGCATGATCCACGGCAGATCGGCGCCGGGCATGCAGCCGCGGTGGTTCCATTCGAGCGCGACGGCGAGCGCGAGCTGCTGGGCGAGCGTGGTGTTTTCCGGCGCGGCGGCGGCGCGGGTGGAAATGGCGGCGCGGGCGCTGGCAAGGTCGAGCCGGATCTCTGCATGGTAGGCCTGAAGCTCGGGCATTGGCTCGCGGCGCACGACGGCGCGCCAGATGGCGACGGCGGCGCCCATTACGCGGGCGCGATCGTCGGCCTGCGCCTGGGTGAGCTTGCCTGCCTTCACTGCCTCGGGATCGGCGGCCAGGCGCTGGGCGAGCAGCTGCTCGGCGAATGCCGCGATCGAGCGCCAATCGCCATAGAGGGGCGGGGAACCGTTCACAGGGCACCTGTCGCGACGCCGCCGAGCGTCATGTCGGGATCGCGGCGGCGAGGCTCGAACTTCTCGGCCAGGGCGGCGCCAGCGCGGACGCGTGCGAGCTGTTCCTCGAACGTGAGAGGCCGCGCGCGATCGGCGGCGATCTCACGAGCAAGGATCAGCCGCGCTTCCTCTTGGCCATGCTCGCGCACCAGCTCGCGGAAACGAAAGAGCTTGTCGCGCGGGATGCCTTCAGTTGCGCGGAAGCGCACAGCGCTGGGGGTAAGGCGGCCGGGTCGCTTCGGCGCGGGCAAGTGACCGCCCTCGGCCTCGAGCTCGGCCTTTAGCGCATCGCGAATGAAGTAGGCGGATGACTGGCCGATGCCGCACAGCTTGGCGGCACGTCGCACTGGCATGCCATCGAGCAGCTTCTGCCGAAGGGCAGCCTTCTGTTCCGGGGCGATCCAGCGGCGCGAGTCGGCCTGGTTGTGGCGTACGCCGTCCAGATCGCAGCCGGGGAGGCTCTGGCCTTTGCGGCGCAATCTCTGGACCAAGCGGTTGCGGATGCGCCCAATCGACGTGTGGCTGACGCCAGTACGTTCGTTGATCTTCTGAGCGCCAAGGCCTTCGAGGAACAGAACCTCGACCTCTTGCCGCTTGTCCTTCGAGATCTTGACGCCCGAATAAGGTTCGCCTGCGCCCGGTGCCGGGAGGGGCGCCTTGTCCCGCGCCTTCAGTTCGCGGTTGTAGCGGCGCCGCTCTTCGGCGACCCGGCCCGCGCTCAGACCGAGCCTAAGCTGGATATCGATACCCTTGTAGCCCTTGCGGAGTGCGAAGCGCAGGCGCTCGATGCCCTCGGGCAACAGCCTGCCGCTCGCGTCGCGCTCTGCCGGGCGATAACCGCGGGCGGTGCACTGCGCGATCACGATCGCGTTGCAGGCTGCGCTTTCGCTGACGCCGAAGTGGGCACCGATCCGAGCAAAACCCCAATTGCTCTCGTCGCGAAGGGCGACCGCTTCGGCCAGGCGCGCGCCGACAAGCTTTGCCTCGCGGCGGGGCGGGGGCGCGCTCGACCGGATTCCGAGCTTCGCGGCCATGACGTAGATCGCGCGCCAAGAGCGATCGGGGAGGGCATCACACGCACCGCTAATCCCCTCGCGCGGATAGACATCGTTGAGGATGGCGCGTTCTTCGCTGGTCCAGGCGGGGGCCTTGGGGCGCGGCATCAGTTGGCGACCACGCGAGAGAGGACAATCTCGACCGCGAAACCGAACCAAACGACCAGGATGCTACGACCTTCAGCGTAGTCAATGTCGTCGTCGTCGACGCCACCGGACCAAGGATAGGTCCGGATCCTCGGAAGAAGAGAGCGGATCATTCGGTTGCTCCAAGCTCGTCGCGCTCGCCGAGCTGGGCGGCGATGCGGGTGTAGGTTGCGGTGGAGGCGTCGGCGGGCTTGCGGCCGAGCAGGCGCAGCAGTTCGCGGCCGATCTCGCCGGCGATGCGGGTAAGCTTGGCCTTGCGGGCGCGGACGTACCGGTTGCGCGCCGCCCAGGGCAGCTCGGCCCAGCAGCCGTCGCAGGTCAGCTTCCACTTCTCGCGCGGGCATTCGCAGCCGCGGCGCTTGCAGATGGAGGGCGCGTGGCGGCGCATCGGATCAGCGCCACAACGCGAAGGCGAGCACGGCCCAGAAGCCGATGCCGAATGCGAGGCCCGCGGCGAGCGCGCGGCAGCACCCGCGGCAGAACCGGCCCGCGCGGCTCATTGGGCGGCGATCCCGTAGGCCATCGCGAACGCGACGACGACCCCCGCGATAAGGCCGAGGGCAAGGTTCTTCCAGGCATCGCTCTCACGATGCTGCGCGAACATGGGATGAGGACGATGCGGCATGCGGACCTCCGATCAAATCGGAGGCTTGCATAATGTTAGCAGATGCTAACAGTCAACAACAATGTTGGCAAAAGCTGAAAACGCTAAAACGCCACCAGTTCGTCCCACGGTATGATGCGATGCATATGCGCCACGTCTTTCCGATCCACACGGAAGGATATCGAAGGGTTGAACTGCTCAAGCTCGATGTACGACGCGCTCACCTTGACCAGTCGCTTAGCCAGAACCTTGTAGATTCGCTCGCCATCGTCCTCCGGCTTGCGCAGCTGAACCACCACGTATTCGCGCGCCTTGGGAGCGCGCTTTGGATCGACATAGGCGACTTCGCCCGGCTCGTAGCGCGGCTCCAGTGAAGTGCCGGTGAAATAGATCGCATAGACGTCGCGCCGGTTGTCGAGCGATGCCGGCCGGCGAACATGGTCGACGACCTCATTGTCCAGCATCATCGTCTCGACCCAAACGCTCGCGTCTTCGCCGGTGAATTCGAGGTCGGCGCATTCTGCGGTTCCCATCACCGGAACGTCGCGGGGCCGATCGTCGCCGCGGAACGCGAGGCGTGGTGCCTGAACCACGGGCGGCGATGCATCTTTCTCATCCGCGCGTGCGCCGGCCTCGAACTCGGCAAACGTCACGCCGATCGCGGCGAGAAGCTTCTCGATGGTCCTATGGTGCGCGGCACCCCGGCTTCGGATGTTGGCGAAGATGCTGCGATTGACTTGCGCCCTGGTGGCCCATCCGTTTTCCGACAAGCCTACCGGCTTCACCGCCAGCAGCCGTTCGTAGAGGGAGGTTGGGTCGCGATCCATGTTGTCGGCATTAGCTGACAAGGGCAAAGAATGCGCTATCAGCCTTTGCCAACAAATATCGCTTGCAATGTCAGCGGATGCTAACATATCAACGCCCGTCATGGACATTCCGACACCCGACGAGCTGATCGCCAAGATCGAAGAGTTCATCGAACGCCATGCGATGGCGGAGACGCGCTTCGGGCGCGACGCCGTGCGCGATCCCAATTTGCTCAATGACTTGCGCGCGGGTCGCCGGTTGCCCGGCCTGACCAAGCTCAACGCCATTGCCGACTTCATTCGGGCGAAGGATGCTGGTCTGGCTGCTGCTGATCATGCCGCCAGCGATACGATCGCTACGGACGCGGCGTCATCCGGAAAGGGCGGCGAAGTTTCCGCCCGGCAGGTGGCGGCGTGAGCGCGGTGGACTCTCCCGTCGGGCGCGGAGGCTATCGCCGGCTCGGCCGCCTGGTGGCCGCGGCTACTGTGGCGTACCCAAATTCTGCGCGTCTATGCGATCTGCCATATGCAGTAGATCCTGCGACAGTGCGCGAAGTTGCACCGGCGTCAAATGCACCTGAACGGGCACGCCGCCCGCTTCGAACGCCGCTTCGCTTGGTGCGTACCGCAGACGCAACAGCCCTATCATCGGTGCAATGGCTGTGTCCCAGCCAATCACCGGAAACACGGCGAGATTGCCTTCGGCGTTCGTGTCCCAATCTTTCATCGGATTGCCCTTCGGTCGCTTCCTTGCCCGGATCGACCGTAGCCGAAGGGGAGGGTGCAGGAAACGCCCTCCCCGGAGGGCGGCGCGCATGAAGCCCGAGCGGATCAACCTAAAGCTGGCCACGGCCGAGATGGTCAAGGGCGTCGGCGGGCTCGAGGCTGCGGCGGGATTCTGCCGCGTCGGCAAGAGCGTGCTGCACGAAGCGCAGAGCATCAACTGCCCCGAACGCTTCGCGGCGATCGACGTGGTGGCGGACCTGGAGCCGCTGGCGCGCGAGCGCGAGGGCTGGCCGCATGTGACGCGGGCGCTGTGCCACCTGATGGGCGGCGTGTTCGTGGCGGTGCCCGAGCGGCCGGCGGCGCGCGGCGACCTGATCGGATCGGTCGGGCGGCTAGCCAAGGAAGCCGCGGACGTGACGCAATCGATCTGCGCGGCGCTGGAGGACGGCGTGGTCGAAGCGCCCGAGGTAGCGGCGGCGCGGGTGCAGATCGAGGAGGCGATGGCGGTGCTCGCCGCGCTGGACAAGCAGCTTTCGGCAATGGCGGGGGACGTTTGATGGCGTTGTGGGACTTGCGTTGCGCGGTGCCCAACGAGGGCGCGCATCGGCTGGCCTGGGTTCTTGGGCTCCGGCCCGATCCGCTGGCCGCAGTGACCCGGCTGGAAGTGATGATCGGCGTCAATGTGGTGGAGCGGCTGCTGCGCGGCGAGATCGAGCCGAGCTGGACGATGGGCGCACGGATCGAGCTGTTCAGCGGAGGCGAAGTCACCACGCGGATGTTCTACCGACCGGCCAATCGCCGCTGGTACGATGCGCCCGCCGGGCTGCGGCTTCCCAAGCAACTGCTGAAGAAGGCTGCCTGACCGTGGCCGGGGGGACCGTGATCATCGACGACGCCAGCGACGGCGGCAGCGATGCCGGCGCCTGGCGGACGCACATCGCGCATACGCCCGCGCTGCGGGCGCAGTGCGAAGATTTCGGCGCGCGACCCTCGGGTCGAAACAGAGACGCGCGCTTTGACGGGAGCGTCCCTAGCGCAGCCCGTCACACCGGCGAGGGCGAGGCAATTGCCCCCTTTGTTGCCGGGACCGGTTGCCTCCCCGGCAGTGCCGATCCCATGCCCTCGCCGGCAGTCTCGCGGGAGGCGCGCTGAATGGCCTCGCGCCCCTCCGATAGTCCGTTGTCGATGGCGGTGGAGGCGTCGGCGCTCGACCGCTGGGCGGCGTCGGCGGCGCCGCGTGCGCGCATCGTCTATGCGACCGGGCCCGAGCTGCCGCGCGAGGCGCCGGCAGTGTCGCTGGCGCGGCGCCTGGCCGATGTCGGGCTCGTCACGCTGACGACCGAGGCGATCGAGGGCGGGCGGAATTACATCGCGGTGCGGCTGCCGTTCGCGGCAAGCACGGCGCCGGTCGCGCTCGATCCGCTGCCTGAGGATGCGCTGGCGGCAAGGGTGCTGCAGCGGCTGCGGCGCGCGGCCAATCTCGACCAGGTCTGCCCGACCAATGCCGAGCTGGCGCGCGAATGCGGCCTGAAGGATGCCGCGGTCGCGAGCTATCGCATCCGCAAGCTGATCGCCGCGGGCAAGATCCGCGTGGAGGATCAGGGGCCGAACGCGCGGCGGATCGTCACGATCGTCGCGACGGGCCGGCGCACGATGCCGGGTGCGCTGTGATGGGCGCCGCGGTGCCGATGGTGCAGCTGATGGGCAGGCGGCTGAGCATCCCAGAGCAGGAGTCGACGCTTGCGTTGCTCGACAAGATCGCGGCACGCGGCGGCAAGCTGACGCCGCGCGAGGCCGAGATCCGGCGGACGCTGCGCAAGGTGCAGTATAACCGCAAGTATAGCGCGGCGGCGTATCGCCCGAAGCGCACGCGGCGGGCAGCCCCGATGACGCTGGCCGCCGTGGTGAACGAGCTGACGGCGCTGCAGGCGATCGAGCGTGCGCGCGGGCTGAGCCCTGACGAGAGCGAGCGGCTGGGCGTGCTGGTGCTGATCGAGCAGCGGCGAGCGCGGACTCGACCGGCGCGGATCGCGAAGCTGCGTGCCGAGCTGGAGCTGCTCGAGTCGCTGGAGATCGCCGAGCATGGCGCCGGAAAGCTGGCGACGATCGAGGCGCCGGCGGTGGAGATGGTGTGCGGCGCGAGCGGCACCTGGTCGACCAGCGGGCGGGAGGCGGCGTGATGGCCGATCAGATCGACCTGGCGCAGCACTATGCCGATACGATGCTGGCCGAGGCGATCCGCATCGCGCGGGCGCCGGTGCCTGCCGGAGAGCCCGGCACTTGCGAGGATTGTGGAGACGAGAGCCCGCGGCTGGTGGGGCGCCTGTGCGCGCCCTGCCGGGAACCACGCGTGCCGAAGCGGAGGGTATGTTGATGCGAACCGAGGGTGGGCCGCGGCCGTCGAAGGTCATGTACGACATCGGCCAGGATAAGCACGGTCGTCGCCTGGAGCTGCGACTGGAGGGCGAGGATTGGACGCTGTGGCGTGGGGCTGCGAACCAGCGGGACGATGAACAGGCCATCGGCCTGAACCTGAACCATCTGCGCACGATGGTCGCGATCGTTCGGGGCGCGGACCTATGAGTAAGATCGAGTGGACCGGCGAGACGTGGAACCCGCTGGTCGGCTGCACCGTCCACTCGTCGGGGTGCAAGGGCTGCTATGCGATGAAGGACGCGTATCGCCTGATGCACAATCCGCATCCGGCGATCGCGGCGAAGTTTGCCGGCACCGCCAAGATGGTCAACGGCCACGCGGTGTGGACGGGCCGGATCAACTTCGACGAGGCGACGCTGCTGAAACCGCTCAAGCGGCGCGGGGCGACCACCTACTTCGTCAACAGCATGTCGGACCTGTTTCACCAGGCAGTGACCGACGAGCAGATCGACCGGATCTTCGCAGTGATGGCGCTTTGCCCGCAGCACACGTTTCAGGTGCTGACGAAGCGCGCTGATCGGATGCGGGCCTATCTGAGCGACCCGGCTTGGCCCTCGCGCGTTAGTGACATCGTCAACGCCTGGCCGGAAAAGGAAATCGGCCACGGCAACGAGTTCTCGGGCGACTTCGCGCTTTGCTTCGGTAGTCAGCTGCCCAACGTGTGGCTGGGCGTTTCGGTCGAGGATCAGCCCGCGGCCGATGAGCGCATTCCGGATTTGCTGGCGACGCCGGCGGCGGTGCGCTTCCTGTCGTGCGAGCCGCTACTCGGGTTCATTGATCTCGGAGCCGCTTGGCATGGTGAGAGCGCACTAGCCAGCGAATGCTGGGGTGAATGTAATTGGTGCCGCAACGGTGCCAGCTTCCCGCCGCTGTGGAACTGTCAGCAAGGCCGCCAGTCCGGCGCCGACGCTGACAAGATGCGATCGGGCGTCGATTGGGTAATCTGCGGCGGTGAGAGCGGACCGCGCGCCCGGCCTATGGAGGCCGAATGGGCGCGGTTGCTCCGCGATCAATGTGCTTCCGCAGGCGTGCCGTTTTTCTTCAAGCAATGGGGCAACTACCTTCCGGCAGGGCAGGTCGCGACGCAAACAGGGCTGTGGAGCCCATCGGGCGACAATCCGCCGCCGCTCTGCACCACGAAGAAGAACGCCGGCCGGCAGCTCGACGGAGTCGAGCACAGCGGGATGCCGGCATGAGGAATCCTCTCGGCCCCATTGGCGCGCTTCGCATCATCGACGCGGAATCTGTCGGTGATCCGTACGAAGATTGGTCGCAGGTTAGATCGCCCGGTCGGGCCGCGCGCCGCCGTCGGCTCGGGCATCCTCAGCGCATTGTCATCCGCTATCGTGCGAACGGCAAGGCGATCCACGATACCGTCCGCGGTGTCATCTGTCTGCATCCTCACGATCGGGTGGTTTTCGATCAGATGATGCGAGGCGCTGGACGGTGATTGGCCAGAACCGATCTTCAGCCGTGATGCAGCAGCGTCACGAGGCGCTCGATAGTTTGGACGACTTCCCGACGCCGCCCTGGGCGACGCGGGCGCTATGCGAGCGGCTGTTGGCGCTCGGGCATCCTCTGGCGTCGCAGACGGCTTGGGAGCCGTGCTGCAACCGCGGCTACATGGTGAAGCCGCTGCGCGAGTATCTCGCCAACGTGCGCGCCAGCGACGTCCATCGCTATCCCGACTATGCGCTCGACGACGAGCCCGAGCTGATGGACTTCACGTTGACCGGCGCCACCGAGCCCAAGGTCGATTGGACCGTGGGCAATCCCCCGTTCAATCTAGCCGAGGCGTTCATCCGCACGGCGCTGGCGGTTTCGCGCGTCGGCTGCGCGATGCTGGTGCGCGGCGCCTTCACCGAGGGCGAGCGGCGGTATGAGCAGCTGTTCTCGCGGCTGCCGCCCGCGTTCGAGCTCAAATTCTCCGAACGCGTAGTGATGCTGCGCGGGCGGCTGATCCGTGCCGGCGCGCCGGACCCGTTCAACCTCGACGAGCAGGGCAATCCGAAGGCCGCTTCGAGCGCGACGAGCTACGTCTGGCTGGTCTGGCTGCACGGCGAAAGTGACACGCGCGCCCGCTGGATCGCGCCGACGCGGCGCCGACTCGAGCGGGCCGGGGACTACCCCATCTATCCGCGCACGGTCGCGGCGCTAGGCGGGTTGTTCGAGGCGGTGGCATGAAGATCGTGCCACTCACGCTGCGTGAGGCGAACGACTTCGTCGAGCGGCATCATCGCCACAGCGCCCGTACGTCGAATGACGGGGGAAAATTCGCGATCGGGCTCGCCGTTGCCGGCGACCTGGTGGGCGTGGTGATTGTCGGTCGCCCGGTCGCCCGGCTGCTCCAGTTGCCCGGTACCGCGGAAGTGCTGAGGCTTTGCGTTTCGGATCGCGCTCCGCGCAATAGCTGTTCCCGCCTCTACGGCCGAGCAAAGCGCGTCTGGCAGCTGATGGGTGGCGACCGCGTCGTGACCTACACGCTGGCGTCTGAAAGCGGCGCGAGCCTCCGCGCTGCCGGCTTCGAGCTTGAAGCCGCTGTTCCTGCTAGGGCGTGGGATACACCGACACGACCGCGCGAGCCGCGTGAGATCGAGCAGTTCGACAAGCTGCGATGGGGGTGCAGCTTGGCCGAAGCGCCCGCCTAAGTCAGCCCGCATCCGCTCAATCTAGATCAAGTTTAGCCCGTGTTCTCGGGGGGATTACGTGTCGCCTTCTACCTCCCAACCGCTCTCCCCGATGGGGCAGGCGGCACTCCAATACGCCCGCATGGGGTGGCCGGTGTTCCCGTGCCGCGAGCGGGACGACAGCTACAAGAACGCGAAGGGTGAGGACGTCATCCTGAAGGCCAAGCAGCCCTATGTGGGCAACGGCTTGAAGGACGCGACGTGCGACGAGGAAGTGATCAAGGGCTGGTGGCGCCGTTTCCCCGAGGCGATGATCGGTGTGCCCGCTGGCGTGACCGGCTGCTTCGTCACCGACTTCGACCCACGCACCGACGAGACGATCGACGAAGATACCGGCGAAGTGCTCAAGACGAAGGTCTGGACGCTCGACGAGTTGAAGGGCGTGCTGGCCGACTTCATCGGTTCGCCGCTGCCGCCGACGCCGGCGGCGTCGACGCCATCGGGCGGCGAGCATCACTATTATCGCCAGCCGGACGGCGATCCCGTCCGCAACCGGAATGCGCTGCCCAGGCACATCGATGTGCGCGGGCATGGCGGCTACACGATCGTGCCGCCGAGCCGGTGCATCCAGAGCGACTATAGCGCGACCGGTGAGTATCGCTGGCTGCGCGAGCTGGGCGACTGGCGCGATCCCGCTTCCTTCGCCGCGGCCCCGGACGAGCTGATCAAGATCCTGCGGGCGCCGAAGAAGCGCGAACCCTCGCTGGCGGGTGCAGGGCCTCGGCCGAGCGGCCGCACCGACGTATCGGCCGAGGTCGACGACGACATTCGAAAGTACGCGCTCAGCGCGCTCGACGGCGAGTGCAAGGCGATTCGGCAGGCGGGAACCGGCAAGCGCCAGAACCAGCTGAACGAGAGCGCCTTCAAGGTGGCCACGCTCGTCGGCGCCGGCGCGATCGATGAGGGCATGGCGCTTGCTGCGGTGACCTCGGCCGCGCGTGCCAATCCCGGTCGCGATGATGATCACGCGCTGACCGCGACGATCGAGAGCGCATGGACAGCCGGGATCAACAGCCCTCGCGATCTCAGCGAGATCGCGGCCGCAGCGCGCTCCCGTCGGGAGCGCGGACCGCCTCGGGGAACCTCCCGCGGCTCCCGCCCCCGGCCCCCCGCTTCCGATGATGATGGCCAGCCAAGCTCCCAGACGGGAGGCAACGGCGATTTTGGCCGTGAGAAGGGGCCGGGGCGGGCGTCGGATGCCGAGCTGACGCGGGAATGCGCGTTCCTGCCCCATACCGACCTGGGCAACCTACAGCGCTTCCTGCGGCGCTACGGGCGGAATTTCCTCTACGTCGAGGCGTGGGGCTGGTTGGCGTGGGACGGCAAGCGCTGGGCGCGCGACCTCGCGGTGCCGATGCTCGGCCGCGCCGTGCAGGATACGATGCGCGCGATACAGGAAGAGGCGGACCTGGTGCGCGAGAGCGGCATCCCCGAGCCGCCGATGGCGCTCTACGACGCCGAGCAGCTGCGCGCGCACGAGGTTCAGCAGCGTGGCAAGCTCGACCGCATCGTCAAGCCGGCGACCGATCGCGCGCCGGCGGTGCTGCTGAGCGATACGATCGCGAAGTGGGGTCGCACGTCCGAGGGCGCGGGGCATATCGCGTGCATCGCCAAGATGGCGGAGGCGCGGCGATCGGCGCGAACCGAGGATTTCGATGCCGAGCCGCTGGCTCTGAACGTCCAGAACGGCACGCTTGTATTCCTGCGGCCCGAGGACGGCTTTGCGGCCTCGGTCGCGATCCGCGAGCATCGTCGCGAGGATCTGATGACCAAGGTGGCGGCGGTCGCGTACGAGCCCGCTGCCACATGCCCGAAGTTCGATGCATTCCTCAAGGAAGTGCAGCCGAGCGATGACATGCGCGAGTTCCTCGACGTGTGGGGCGGCTACAACATGCTCGGCGAGGCCTCGGCCCAGAAGATGGCGCTGTTCTATGGCGAGGGCTCGAACGGCAAGGGCGTGTGGATCAACACGGTCGCGCATCTGCTCGGCGACTATGCCTGGGCCGCTGCGATCGAGACGTTCATCGATCAGGGGAAGTATCGAAAAGGCAGCGATGCTTCGCCCGATCTCGCGATCATGGCGGGACGTCGCATGGTCTACGCCAACGAGCCGGAAGACGGGACGAAATTCTCCGATGGCTTGATCAAGGCCATGACCAGCGACGAGCCCTTGAACGTTCGCGAGCTGCTGAAGCCGCCGTTCCAGCTGATGGTCGGGTTCAAGAACACGGTCTCGGCGAACAACAAGCCGAAGATCGGAACCGATCACGGCATCCAGCGGCGCGTGCAGGTAGTGCCATGGGACACGATCATTCCCGACGAGCGAGCCGATCTGCAGCTGAAGAGCAAGCTGAAGGCCGAGGCGAACGGCATCCTCAACCGATTGGTGCGAGGAGCGCTGCAGTACCTCACCAGCGGCATTCCGGTTCCCGAGGCGGTGCGGGCCGCGACCGAGGTCTATAAGGCCGAGAACGACATTCTGGGGCAGTTTCTGGCGCTATGCATCGCGAGGGTGCCGGGCGAGGTCATGGGCTCGACGGCGCTGCACGAGCTGTTCGCCGCGTGGCAGACGTGGGCGCAGCTGCTCCCCGCATCGGGCAAGCCGTGGTCTCCCAAGTATCTCGCCGCTCAGATGGAGAGGCGGAAGTTTGTCAAGCGCAAGTCCAGCACGATGATGTGGGACGATATCGCGGCGCGCTTCGATCGTCTCGACTTCGTCGATGAGGGCGGAAAGCCGATCGAGCGCGAGCTTCCCGAACCGCGTCATTGGCCGAACGAAACGCCCGCTGCTGGCCGGCCCGTGCCCACGGCGCCCCCTGCGCCCCCGGAAAGTGAGGATTGGCTTGTTCCCTGAGCATCCGCCCTAAGCTCCCGCGCTCCCATGTTGGGACGATCGCTTATTCTCGGGAACCACGCTTTTCTGCGGGTTAGGGAGGATAAGGGAGCTTGGGAGCGAAATCCGGACCCTTCCGCATAGCATGCGCGCAGATGCGCGCGCGGGATTACCCCGCATATCGCTCCCACGTTCCCATGAGATAGCTATATGACTGATAATACTACATTTGATCCTCCCAATTATCCTCCCAACACTGGGAGCATCCCTGAGCAGGCCACAGGTGGGGATTTCTCGAACGGCGCGCGCCTGCGCGGCGAATTCCTGACCTATGACGATGTCGAGGGGCGCTTGATCGAGGCGGTGCAGCTGCAGTGGCGCACCGAAGGCGGCAGCTGGCCGTTCGCCGGCGACGGGCCGTGGCACCTGATCCGCAAGGAATGGGAAGATTGGGACGCGCGCGATCCCAAGCCGATGCCGCGCGTGCCGCTGAGCAAGGCCGAGCTGATGAGGATGCGCGAGGCATTCGGATGGCTGCTGCTGGTGCCGGAGGACACGGATCGGCGGCTCGTGCTGCTCAGTGTCACCGAGCGGGCGAAGGGCCCGAAGCGGGTGCCGTGGGCGCGGGTGGCCAAGCTGGTGGCCGGCGGGCACGAGCCCGATGCGCTGCGGATGCGCTATCGGCGGGCAATGGGCGCGCTGACCGGAAGGGTCAATGTGGCCTCCCTGCGCTGAAACCCGCAGAAATCTGCACCTAGAGGCCGTCAAGCCCTAGAATGCCTCTAGGGGTCAAATAAAGTTGTTCGGCTCTAGGGGTCTGTGGGCGTAATTCTCCCTAAGTTGGTCGGTGACGTATGAGTTCGACTGACACCTTTGCTTCGGCAGACCTCTCCTAACCTTCGCAACGGGCGGCGCGGCTTCGGTCTCGCCGCCCGTTGCGCTTTCAGGGTGACATCGTGGCCAAGCTCAAGGGACTGTCGTCCAGGCTGAGCCCACTGCGGTCGAGGATCGGTGGCGTCGCCGTTGATCGGCAGAGCTTCGATCGAGCGCGCGACCAGCGGCCTTGGCGCAAGTGGTACAAGACGGCGCGGTGGCAGGCACTGCGGTGGCAGGTGCTCGTCCGCGATCTGTTCACCTGCCAGATGTGCGGGCGACTTGAGGGCGACACGTCGAAGCTGGTCGCGGACCATCGCGAACCGCATCGCGGGCTCGCGGGGCTGTTCTGGGACAGCGCAAACCTCTGGACCCTTTGCGAGCACTGCCATTCGAGCGTGAAGCAACGCGAGGAGGCGCGCGAGGCCTGACAGGGGAGGGGGGGGCAAAAGTCGGCAGGGGCGCTGGCGGCTAGAC